CTGATCATCGTCCATGTTCTCAGGCAGCGCAGATGCCATCTGGCAATGCAGTTGCTCAGGGCCAGCAACGTATTCCTCACCCTGCTGCACAGTTCTGCTGATAGCCTGCGCCATGCGCTCAGGTTGAGTGCGGCGCTCTTGCTGGATGATAATGTGGTAGTTAGGCATCAATGGCTCCTAGCTCAGATTGTGAGAAATTGCGAGTCCAGCCGTAGATGTGATTGACGGGACCGTTGAATACAAGGGTGTTGGCAAGATGCCCGATGTTTATTTGAGTGGAAGTCGGTAGAGTGGCTATCGTGTCAGCCGTTTGTGCCACGCCATCTTTATCCATCTTGATGTCGTTGGTTGCCTGCGACCACGCGACCTTAGAGTTGGCGCCGGGAGTGTATGGATTACTTGCAGCTTGCAGCCACTGCGTAGCCCCACCGACCGCACCATTAAACTGCGTGGCAGTTGCGGAAGTGTTTATCACGCATCCGTATGTAGTTGCCGTGCCATCACTGACAGCAAGCTGAACACCATTTGTTGCAATCCCCACCCCCCGCGAGAACGTAGCCGCCAGCGTCTTGATGTTCGCAACATCTGCTCCAGTGTATGTCAGCACACTGGCATTCCGCGCCACTGCGACGGTAGTGGTCGGCTGATACGGAGTGGCGAAGGAGCCTGTTTCGAGTTGTGCGCCATAGAATACTGCGGAGCCTTGGGCAGAAACGTCAATCGTTGGGCCTGCGTAGGTCGCTGATGTTGCGCTTGCAATGTTCAGTTGATGAAAATAAACAGCAGCGGTTGCTGTGTAGGTCAGTTCAAACCGCCAATAGCTATCGTTGTAGCTTCTGCATCGTGCGCTAACACCAGAAAGAATCGTCCCTCCAGTTATCGAAGTCCATGCCGTGGCGACTCCGTTATTCGTGTCTAGTGTGGATAGTGCAGCAGTAGTTCCTGTGCCTACGTACATCAACGGGAACGTTGTTGCTCCGGTAGTCTTTTTGACAAACACGCTCCATGTATAAGCCGCAGCAGTCAGCGTGATGTTTTGGTAGATACCTTCGGCAGCAACAGCCGAGTTATCCGTCAAAGTCCAAGCACTTGTTGCGCCGTCTGGCCCAATGACGTTTTGAGTAGCGCCCGACGATATGTCAGTCCAAGGCGCAGTAGTAAACGCATTACTCTGCAAGCACAGATTCGTCCGCGCCTCCCAAGGCACATAGCCTACGAGGGGGTAGCTGCCAGATGTAGAGATAGGATTCCCGCTGCGATCCGTGTCGTAACAACGGACGCCATCTACCATGCTGCCGTGGTATGCAGCGTTACGCACGACAGAGGATGCACCGTTGATCGTCCAGACTTCGCCAGTGGTGCTGGAAGTGATCGTGCCGGTTGGAGTGGTGGCATCACGGTTGGGGTTGAAGTCTATGACGGGGGTCGTGCCGCCGATGGTGTCGTAGATTTGAGCGGAGTAGACCTTCCCATTAAGGTTTGTAGTGGTTCCCGTTTCTTGTGACCCAACTTCAAGAACGGCTGTACCATCATAAATGGCACCGCTGGTAATTGTCTGCTCCACTCCGAGGGGAGTCCAAGTAATGTTGTCGCTGGACGTATAGAAATTAACCTTTCCAGTGGAGGCCTGATATGTTGTCCTAATGTAGTAAGCATCGCCATTAGGTATAGTATTTACTGATGAAGATGTAGCAACGCGGCCTGCTGCACTAGAACCATCGCTTGTGTAGAAAAAGCGAAACGCTCCGCTAGTCTGAACAGAAAAGTTAAAAGACCTTTGTGCTAGACCATTATCTTTAGCTACTACAGCCGTATTCGAGGCGGGCGTCCAATCCGTCAGCGCTACTTTACAACGAATATCAATGTCACCCGTTATGCTATTCGCAACACTATCCGACGTACTCGCATAATGCCCCGCCGTCCCCGGCAGCGACAGGAAATTCGGGTCTTGGCTGTTGTGGATCAGCGCACCAACGCTGACATACGGCCTGATAGTGGTCTGGTCGGTTTCTCCGGTGATGTTGGCGAGATTGTGCCCCCATACACCAACAGATTCGGTTCCGACAGCGTTCCATGTTTGAATAGATGCGCTGTCAGAACTATTCAAAGCAAGTACAGAGTACGCCCCTACGCTAGCGACATAGGTGCTTGTCAGTGAAATTCTGTACCAATTATCTCCAAGTGACTCTATGGCGGAAGTTGCCCCGGCGTCCACCGCCCCGACTGCACCGTTTAGTAGGTCAAATGACCCTTCCCATGATGTAGTACCGTCATAGTTTTGAATAACCACCCACCGATGTCCAAGGTATTGAACGTGCCATGATTGCTGATATTTTCCCGCAGTTACAGTTAGGCCACTCTTATATAGGAAATGTGTGACATTCCCTGCGGAAGCGGTAAGCGTGTCTGCGGTGAGAGTTCCATCTGGCGCGGTGATTGTGTCTGATGCGGAGATTGCACACCCGGACTTCAGCCAATATGCAGCCGCAAAGTCTTGCGAGTTGCCTATGATATTCCTCTCCCGCCTAGCCCCCTTGAACACAATCTCCCCTGCCAGCGCAGTGAAGTCGAGATAGCCTGCCTCGTCCCACTTCTGTCCGGTTTCTGTGGTGGCGCGGGTGAAGGTGGGGGTGATGCTGCCGCGAGTGGGGACGGCGGTGTGGGTGAGCGGTATCTGCACCGGGGCACCAGACAACAACGCAGCGATGTACTGCTCCCAACTCTGCCCGCCGTTCATACCCCGGCGGTTGCCAATGCCGAGGTATCCCAGTTGCTTACGCCACGGACGAATGCGGGACATTAGCCCCTTCAGTCGGATAGCCATGACCAGCCCCTTAGTCGAGGATCTGCAGGCGCACCGTGAATACCTCGGCACTCACCGGCACGTAAGCGTTGCGCGCGACCAACACGCCGAACAGCGAATGCTTGCCCTTCAGCGTGTTGAACGGGATGCCGAGGTTGCCAGAGGCGCACACTGCGTTACCACCGGCGCCAGCCGTCGCATTGGCGACTTTCCAGTTGGCCGTGGCAAACGATATGATCCCGACCAGCGTCGCCATCTCGGCGTCCGTCGGCGTGAAGGCCGCATTGTCGGCGATGCCGGCAACCGTCGCATCGAACAGCCACAGCTCAAGGTCAGGAGGCGGCGTCACGTACGCGCTACTGCTGATGATCGCCTGCTGGATAATGCCAACGTCAAACTCGCCGAAACTGGCATTGTTGAATGTCATCGTTGCGCTGCTCGCAGTGCCGATGACATCACCAGCAGTGTAGGTCGTGGTGTTGGCAGGCCGGGTGATCGTCTGGATCGTCGTGTGGCCCTTGCCCCGTACTCGTGTCATTCCGCTCATGGTGTTGCTCCTTTCAAAGTGCGCTTGCCTTCTGCGCGGTTAAAAATTATGTATTGGCCAAAACGAATGCTTGGTTGTCATATAAAACCTCGCGCCACATCAAGTGCAAAAGCCATCGCGAAGCAGAAAGCAAACATGTATCCCATTGACCTGTCATATGGCTTGAATTCCCGGACGATCTGCGCGGGCTTCTGCGCCCTTGGAATGAGCCCCGGGAACAGCTCGTTCATGCAATGCACCATGGCGTCCGCCCGGTTCGGTGAGCGCTCGCCTGTGTATCCGTTTGTCGTGAAGCCGCACAGCTCGTCTTCCAGCTCCGGGAAGTAGCCGCAGAAGCGGATCTTGTCCTGCTCGGTGAGCGCGCTCACAGGCTCGGCGCGGATCGTCTTGCCGCGACTGGCGTTGATCAGCTTGATCTTGATGTTCTCGGCGCCGGGCACCGTCTTCAGCGTGTGCCTCACCATCTCGCCGCCGAAGTTCTTCTCGGCGATGATCAGGTCCGCCAGATGCCGCTCGTACGTCGTGACCCCGACGCGACCCCAGACCGCGGGGCTGCCCTTGACCGTCGTGTCTTCGAGGATGTAGCCGCGACCATCGATCCCGAGCGCACCGACGACAATGCCGATCTCGTCGTTGCCTGCGTTATCGTCGTCACCGGAGCCCGACGGATCGACACTCACGACGACACGCACCAGCTCTGGCGTCTCGGTCAGATGGCGCTGCTTCTCGATGATGGTGTCGGTCCAGAGCGCACCGTCGACCGTCTCGGCGAACTTGCCTTCGAGGAAGCGCTGCCGCATCCGGAGCGGCATGTTGGCCAGCTCGCGCAGGTAATCCGGCGGCAGGTTCTCCATGTTGTCGGCCGGATTCATGAACAGATGCGCGTAGTCCTCCGGGTTCGGGAGCGGCTTGTTGCTCTCGGGATCGACCTTGCGGATAAATAGCTTGTAGGTCCAGTGCGCCTTGCCGGGCGGGTTCTCGTCGTAGAGCACCAGCAGCTTCAGGTCGCGCGATCCATCGACTATCTTGACGCGCTGCGCCAGTCGCGACATCGCCATCGTCCGCGAGGACCACGGGATCTGCGAGCACTCGTTCAGGTAGATCGTCGCAAACTCCATGCCGAGGATCTTCTCGGTGCGCTCTTTGTCATCCAGACCGCCAAACCATATCTGGCTGCCGTTGGGGAGCGTCATGTACCAGTCGGTCTTGTCCAGCTCGTAAGGCATCCCGGGCCAGCAGATCGATATGACCTTGGGCAGCGTATCGAGCACCACCGAGGCCTTGACCGCATTGAACCGGAAACGCAACACCGCATGGCGGCTGCCGGGCGCACCCAGCGCACGGGCAATGACGCTGCGCAGCGCAATGAACGTCTTGCCAGAGCGACTGCCGCCGACCAAAAGGATATGTTTTGCCGCCGTCTTCAGGAGATCGACGGCGCGCTGCTGGATGACTGTCGGCTTAAAGGATGTCGCTGTCATCTTTGCTCAACGTCACCGTGAAGGTGCCGGTGTGCTCGTGCTGCTGCTTGTCGCCGTATTTCTTGGGGCTCCACTTGGACAAGAGCTTCAGGCGCGTCTCGATGCGCAACTTCGACCGCTGCACATGCTCACTATCGAGCACAGGGCCGTTTCGCGTCTGTACGTAGTCGTTGGTGCCGTCCTCGGCGATCTCCAGACACTCGTCGGCGATCGTGTCGTGGCCAATCTCTCTGGCCCGCGCGATGCGCGAGGCTATCTCTTCGTTGTCGCGAATTTTCTCGTAGATCGTCGTGTTTGCCGGTCGTCCCGGCTGCCGACAGAAACCACGGAGTGTTTTGCCGGCAGACAGCCATATGCAAAGATCATCAACCCACGCAGCGGGTTTTGCTTCAGGAGCGCACCGCGACAAGGGTTTCACCCGCTTGTCGGAAGCACGCTTGACCTTTGGCTGCACCACCGTCCTTACTCCTCGCCGAACATCTTGTTGCCCATGGCACCAGCACCACGAGGCGGCCCCATGCGACCACCAGCAACCTTGTCGTAACCGCCTTGGATCGCGTTCTTGACCTCGGACTCGCCTTCATCGCCGACGCCGGTCAGCATCTGGACCGCCAGTTGGGCGGCCTCATCGACGGATTGAACGGGCTGGGCACCCTCGGAGGGCATCGGCTCGCACTCGGAGACGGTAAAGGTGCCGTCTTCATTCTTCATGATCATGACGCAGTCCATGGTGCCTCCCGGCAGTGATAGTCCGCACAGGGTAGCGACAGCATCGGTAATAGTCAAGCGCTATAGACGGCGGCTATTGTTGCCAAAAGTGGAGCAAATAAAAAAGATTGTTGCTAAAAAAGTATTGACGGCTGAGATCGCAGGAGTAACATACGAATCTCATAACGCAGCAAGCGCCGCAAGGGACTCCCAGCAACACGGACAAGGCGCTCTACAAATCAGGCCGCAAGGTCGCCCGGTCGGTAACGCCACTCGATGGTCGTCGATACCTGCTCAGTCAGTGATACGCAATCGCATCGAGGTTCAGGCTCCCGGCACGCGCTACAACCCGGCGCGAGACAAGCAACAGGAGATAGTGACTCAGCGCAGCGCCTGCCAAAGCGGACGCTGCTATGTACTCACCACAGGAGAATGACAATGAACTACAACTACGAGATGCTTGAGAACCTCGGACCGGTCATCGACAACGATCGCTGGATACCGGCCTGCGGCGGCACCGAGCAACCATTCACCACACGCACCGGACGCCGGCTGCAGTACCTGTGGAATCCGGGCACCGGAGCCCACGCTTACATCGATGTCAATACCGACATCATCCTGACCAACGAAGAGGCGCGCATCGCGCTGGGAGTCTGAAATGGACATCTTTACCGCAACCATGATCGCCGAAGGTGTCGATGACCCCGAAAGCGAAGAGCAATTCATCGAAGCATGGCAGACGCTGATCGATACAGGTACCTGCTGGCAGCTGCAGGGCTTCTTCGGTCGCACCGCACAGGCACTCATCGAGCAAGGCATCTGCCACCCGGCGCAATAGTCCCCAGCAGGTAGGGCACCCCGGTGCCCCTCCTAGTGTGGATTACCCGCACTCCCGCACCTTACGGGTCACAACACGGAGAAACATCATGGCACAAACCGCCCGCGTCATCCCCCTTGAACTGGCTGTCGTCGTCGATCAACTCGGCGAAGTCAAGGCCAAGGTCGCGCACTTCAAGAAGATCGAAGCCGCGCTCGTCAAGCAACTCGCCGACTCCGGCCTGACCGAGATCGACGGCTCGGTGTTCCGCGCTACCGTCTCAGTGGCCGATGTCGAAAAGATCGACTGGAAGACGATCGCCGAGAAGCTGGAGCCGTCCCGGCAGCTGATCGTCGGCAACACGTCGCTCGACTCGCGCACCACCGTCCGCGTCGTTGCTCGCCGTACCACTTAACCCACAGGAGACTGGTACAGCGCCTGCCACCGCGGACGCTGTCACGGCAATCCTGCCGACACTAATTTTTCGGTCTGAAAGGATGCAACAGTTCTTTGGCTGTGTTGTATGCAACAACCGCATCTGACCAATCGGCATATCTACCCAAACATTTGCCGTTGATCTTTGCGCGCCATTTTCTGGTTTGTTTGCAAAAAGTAACACCAAGCGCACCAGAAGTGTTGTCTCTATGCTTCAGTACATTTTGTGCATTCTCAGCAACTGTTGCAACACGCAAATTGCATATTCGATTATCAGTTCGTACCCGATTGATGTGATCTAGCGCAACCGGTAGATACCCGAACGTATATAGCCACGCCATCCGATGCACTAAATAAAACTTATGATCAACCTTGGCTCTCAAATATCCGTCATACGTCAACGCACCGACTTTTCTTGGTCCGCGCTTGCGTAGAAAAACACCAGTATCCGGGTCGTACTCGAATAGCTCGTACAACCGCTCTTTGGTAATCATTTTGACATCCTTCACGATGTGTTGAAATTTTGTCAGTAATCCGATGGTGAAGCATCGGAAAGGCAGGCCCGCCCTGTCCTGACGCTAAGACCTTATCACACCACACAAGGAGAAACAAATGTCACAGCAAACTATGTACCGCAGCAGCACCCCGATCAGCAACGAGACCCTGCGCCACTACGCGCCGAGTGTATTTGCGTCCGAGCCGCACCAGTCCCGCAGCGGTCGCTACACCTACATCAGCACCGCCGACGTCCTCGGCGCCCTCAGCAAAGAAGGCTTCCTGCCGATGGCATGCGGTCAGTCCCGGGTCCGCGACGCAAGCAAGCGCGAATACACGAAGCACCTCGTTCGCCTGCGTCACCGCGACTACCTTGGTGACAACAAGGTCGGCACCGAGGTCCCCGAGCTGGTCCTGCTCAACAGCCACGACGGCGCCAGCAGCTACCAGCTGATGGGCGGCATCTACCGGCTGGTCTGCAGCAACGGCATGATCATCGGCAACACCAGCTGCGAGGCCCGCGTCCGCCACAATGGCGATGTCCTTGCCGACGTCATCGAGGGTACCTACAGTGTCGTCGAAGACATCAAGCGCACCCTGCCGGTAATCGAGGAATGGAAAGCCCGCCAGCTGACCGGCGAACAGCGCATGGCCTACGCGACGTCGGCTCTGGCGTTGCGCTGGGACACCGATGATGCCGGCAACGTGCAGGCGCCGATCGCGGCCAGCAAGCTGCTCGAAGCGAAGCGCTGGGACGATCGCGGCAACGACCTCTG